GGAGGGGAAGGTCTTCCTTCGTGCGTTCAATCCAGTTTTCGTTGTGGTTGCTAATGTAAATCATAGAGTATCTAGCAATTGTAATTATTCTTTGATGGTTTGTAGTTCGTGATTTTCATATTACATATTCATTATTTGATGACTATTTACTTAGAGATCCTTGCATTCGCAAAGACCTCTGTGTTATCAGAGACTACTGCATACCCATAGACCACTGCATTCCCAGAGAGCTTTGCTTTCCCAGAGACCTCTGCATTACCATAGACCTTTGCACGCTCAGAGACCTCTGCATACCCAGAGACCTCTGCATTCCCAGAGAGCCGTGCATCCCCATAAACCTTTGCATTATGAAAGACCGCCGCTTTATCAGATATCTCTGCATTCACAAAGACATGAGCATTACCATAGATCTGAGCATACCCAGAGACCACTGCATATCCAAAGACCTGCGCGTTCCCAGAGACTACTGCATTCCCAGAGACTACTGCGTTCCTAAAGACCGCCGCTTTACCAGAGACAATTGAATTACCATGCACCTCTGCATTCCCATACACCTCTGCATCCCTATAAACCCAACAATCACCTTCGTGACTTAAATTGTCTTCGGATTCAATGAATCCACCAAGGTCACCCTTCTTGACATCACTGAAATCCTTCAGGGCACGAATGCGACGGAGGTTGGGACAAATGGAATGAGTTTCGTTTGTGATTTCGTATTTCATAGTATTGTGATCAATAGTTCAGGCAGCAAGGACGGTCTTGAATTCAGCTTCGTAGAAGTAGGGAAGACCAAGTTCGTAACGGAGGAAATCGGCACTAGCTAATTGAGTCCCACGGTCTTCTGGATCAATCTCAGCATCCAAGATCCAGTGGATGGCAGTCTCACGATCACCAGCACCCATCGAAATGGTTTTGCTGATACGGTCCTCGAATTCCTTGGCAGAATCAGCTTTCTGCTGCTCCTCCTCCTCATAAACAGCTTGGGCAGCATCACTGACCTGACGAGACTCCTCCTCAAGTTCCTCCATGCTCAGAGACATGAGGTGGGTCCAAGAGGGTTTGAAGCCATAAGCTTCCTTATGGGTATCCACAATCTCCGCTACGAGCATATACCTCTCATACTGCTCGACGGAGTGAATGCCGTAGTCTCGCCAATGGTCAATCTCGTCAGTGACCATCCCCCCGAAACGACTTTCAGGGTCTTCAGCAACCCATGCCACCATCTTGGCATTCTCTTGACAGATGTGGGAGATGAGGAGGGTTTCTTCAGTAGTCATTTCGTTTCTCATTACGGAAATCATACTAGACCATTTCAGGCTTCCCGTCAACCCCCAAAAAAGCACTTTTTTCACTTTTTTTACGTTACCGTTAAATGTGTTGGTAATCAAGGACTTACGAAGATTTTCGACTAGTTTTTCTGGTTCTCCTCGCAGGTTTTTTGGATTTTTCGGCTTCTTTCAACTCAGCTTCCTTGAGGAGAGCTTGAAGGTTTTCAAGATAGGCTTGCCTCTTTTCAAGACGTTCAAGAACCTCATTGGTCCCCATCCAGAGATCCTTATTATCCAGCACGGACTTGATTTCATCTTGAGTCAAAAACCCATCGTATGCTTCATGCAGGAGGTTCTCACTCCACTTGCGCTCATGAACAATGTTGTCATACATCTCTCCACCCTTACCAAGAGAACCACCAGAGTAATTGTGAATCATGAACATCGCATGAGGAGAGACTTCATATTCATGACCCATCAGGAAGAGCAGAGTTGCAGCAGACATGCACGCACCTTCAACGGCAATTTGAATTGTTGCCTCTGTCTCAGCAAGGACATGAACAAATTGAATTGCAGTCCAGAGGTCACCACCGGGAGAGTTGATGTGAAGCTTTACTACATCAGTTACATTTGCATTTCGAATCGTATGAAACCACTCAGTATATTCGTCAGCAGATTCAATTGCTCCAGTAACGTAGAACTCATGAACATGACCATAGGTGTAACTAAAGTTGTTACTCTGTGCTTTAATAAGTTCCGCAACTGGATTATTCATATTGCTATTGTCTTCTTTTAATCTTGGTTTTAGTGGCAGCTTCCAATTCATTTAACTTATCTAGGAGGTTCTTTTCAAGAAAACTAATTCTAATAAACAAGAGAATTGCATACAACAAGGTCAACCAAAACACATAATCGTTATTCATATACTTTATCCTTTTTAATCTTATTTTTCCTGTCTAGTTTTTTCTGACGCTCAAATTTGTCATACGAATAGAAATGCTTCTTGTCGCGTTTCTTGTTCTTATGCTTATTGTATCTTGGATTACTCATTGATCAATGTCATTGGTTGTGTGTTCTTCTCTTCAAGTTCTTTGGTCATGATGTAGTCTCTGACTATCCCGCTACGACAGATGTCTTCCCATCCAAAGCGGATATGCCTGAAGTAGTTCATCTTCTCAAGGATTGTCAGAAACTTGTTGATACCTTCTCTCTCATTGTTTCGAATGAAGTCAGACTGGTAATAATCACCCGCAAAGATGATTCGGCTACCGTCACCGATACGAGTGATGACTGAATCCAACTCATGGAAATTACAGTTCTGCATTTCATCCACAATTACAATTGAATCTCTGAGAGTAACTCCGCGAATATAACTTGTGGTCATAAAGCGAATGATACCACGTTCAGACAAGGTAGCCCATGCCTTTGGATCACCATAAAGTTCATTGACGATTCCCTCGTATGGTGTGGTGTATGCTGCTTCCTTTTCCTTTTGAGAACCGGGGAGGAATCCCATGTCGCGTGTTGGGACAACAGAACGAACAATGATGACCTTCTTCTTGTATTGTGATTGCTTGGACTCAGACAATGCTTGATGAAGGGCAATGAATGTCTTACCGCATCCAGCCGCGCCCGAAAGAACCATATTGTATCCCTTCTCGTAATAACGAAAGAAGTCATCCTGCCCCTGTGAGAAAGGAGAGATGTCAATCAATCTCTTTCTCCAAACACCAGTGGATGATTTCCCACCTCTCTCAGTATCCCCCGATTGTTTTCTTTGTGCCATCTTTTAATTTATTTGGGTGTCTTTTCTGAATAGTCTCCATCTTATTAAGAAAGTCGCTTCCTGCGCCTTGCCTTGCTCTTTGAGAGAGAGTCTTAGCACCATCCATATTGACAAATGGTGCGGAGACTCCACGAGTGACCTTGAATGCTCCACAATTTGGGCATGGTCTGGTCAAGGGTAGGTCTCGATCATCCATACGGAGGTTTTCTTCAAAAGCAGAATCGCATCCTGCACAGTGGTAATCGTAGTTCATTTTGAAATCATACTTTCAAGTTTACATACAGCAGCAATAAGTCTTTCGAGCTTTGCTTGGTAGAATGGAATCTTTTCATTCTCATCGTCTTTCTCAAGGCGACGAATATAGTGTTGAGTTTGCTCCAAATCCTCTTTTAGACGTTTGAGTTGTAATAGTATCATAATTACCAGAGGGTTACATAATCTGGTACTATTTATCTTTAATCACTGTTGGAAACGCCTTTTTGATAAGGACAGGAGTCAATGCGGGATACAGCTTGTTCAGCTTCTTATCTTTAATCGCAACGATGATTTCCGAATCCTTATAATGGAGAGACTCAAGCAATTGAATGAACTTCACTTCCTTCTTTACGCGACTCAATTTGGATTCTGGAATGAACATTTTAAGAAGCTTAATCTGCTTCTCAATACGACCAGCACTGAATTCAGGAGGATTCTTATCCTTGGTGAAAGGTGGTTCACCTTCAGGAAGGTCAAACTGAATCCAGTCATTAAAGTTGATCTGAAGAATAGACTTCAAGACAAACGATTCATTCTCCTGAAGGATTTCAACACGATCCTTCATGGCACGAACTGACTGAACCTTATCAAAGATTTCGTAAGGGAATAGCTTTAGTGGCTTAACTGGTTTTCTTTTCATATTATTTTGAGTAGAAGTCTTGAGCACATTCAATCAGCATATTACAACGCTTTTCAATCAGATACCCAAAGATTTTTCCATTTTTCTTGTTTGCTTCTGAAGTATATAGAGAGTCAATCTCTTCACGAATCTCATTAGGAGTGTGATTCAGATTAATCATCTTGTTGTTCCGACAGTAGTTTCGATAGGTGTTTTGATCCATCACCTCACTCAGTTGGTCTCGCTCTTGATACCATTCCTGAATCTTTGAGGAACGAAGTGGGCGTTGCCTTCCATTCTCCACAAAGGTATCGTCGCCACTCAGGACATTTGGAACACCATCGCTACTGTCACCCTTACATATATGTTCAAAGAGATAGAAGTCAGGATTCTCAGTAGTGATGAAGTCACGCTTTATTGGTGAGAACTGCTTGACGTTCTTGTATCGATGGAGTTGCAGAAAGTCCTTGTCACCTGAGACAATGAGAACAGGTTCGTTCTGACCAAACTCTTGTGTCTTCTCTACCAGATGACCAATGATATCATCTGCCTCTGCTCCATCAGCCTGAAGAACACGGTATGGAAAGTTCTCACGAATCTCTTCACGAATCAGAGAGATGAGATCAAAGAGTTTGCTCCAATCCAGAGGAGAAGCATCACGAGTTTTCTTACGTGCAGCTTTGTATTGAGGAAAGACTCGCTTTCTCCATGAGGATGAGTCGCAGGCAAGGATGGTCTCACCATACTCTTCACGAAACTGTGTGTTGAAGGAGCGAATACGATTCAGAATCATGTGTCGAATCAGTCCCTCTTCAATCTGTTCTGGAGCATCCTGAGAGAAGATTGCTGCCA